GTTCGCCATTTATACAATCGTGCTCAAGTTTTTCTAGAAGCAAGAATGCCAAGACATTTTCGGGTGGTGCATACATAGACGGTTACAGTGGAAACATGGCCGTTAGAATAGTTGGGAAAAATGGAAATTTTGAATTAGATGTTGAAACCCCAGTGTACACTGGACTTGGTATTCGCAAACCAACATTGCCGACTAGCTTTTTTGTCGATGGGATACGATATCAAGTTAATGCTATCAAGGATTACGAACCTGTTGCATTAAGTGCCGACGGTTCAACTACTGTTGCAAAAACAACACTTATGCTAAATGAAACCAGCAACGGCGGGAATGGTCTAACCATTTGGGTATTTCCGACGGTGATACATTAACACAAGTCCAAGGTGCTGTAACAGTTACTGGTATTGTTGCATATACAGAAGAAGTATCCGGAAACACACTTGCATATGTACAAACACTGGTAAATGGTGCATTTAACAACGTCAATTCTGTTACAACATACGGTATTCCGGTATCTATAAACAGTATAGGATTTACTTCAAACGAAGGCGACCAGACATTGTTTGTATTCGACTTAACAAATTATCCAATGAACGGATCAGAGGTCGAAATATTACACTCAACCGGATTGTATTATCCATACGGTGTTGTGTCTGCATCGGCTACTGACATACAGGTGCCTGTAGCATTCTGTGATTCAACTAATACTGCAATAAGAAGAAACGTTTGGAGATTGGATCTATCCAGCGGCGTTACAACCGGTGCAGCAGGCGTGCAGGTTGATACCACATTTGGCTCTTTTGGTAACTACAGAGACAAACAAAGTTTTCTACTAGGTGGACTACCTGTTTCGTTAAGTACTAGACCAAGTACTGCTCTCGTATTTGATGAGCAGCCTACACAAACCTATAGAACTATTTCGTTTGATAACACTATTGTAGGTGCTATTCCGACGCCAGCTGGTGTTAAAAGAATCGGTATTGATGCAAATTATGATGCTATAGATTTGACCATCAACAATGATTACGCAGGTGACGCAAATATTGATGCTGGTGCCGGAACCATGGGTGCTAATGCCGGCGATACCATGGTTGCTATAGAATTACTGGATGCCGTAGATGTAAATAGAATTAACAACGGAAACATGATATTTACATGGGCTGGTGTAACTCATAGAATTACTGAATATGAGTTAGATTCCAGTGGTGCATATGCTGTAATCAAATTTGTTGATTTATATAGTATCAACGATGCACATGTTAGTGGTCTTGCATTTAGAGCAGATAACACAATCGGTAGTACAAACTCTTTCAAAGCTGTATTAAGACAGGACGAAACTGCAAGTGTTACTGTAGAGATTTCCACATGCCGTGCAACCAGTCACGATTTCTTGTATATTGGTACAGGTGGATTCAACAGCAGTAATTATCCAAACAAAATTTATGGCGAACCTACTGTTGACTGGGTTACAGACGAAGAAGCAGTTGACGAAAACGGTACTAGCAGTAAAGCACAAGTACAAGAACGATTAAAAGGTCGCTGTTTCTTTGCCAGCACAGACCAAGACGGTTTTTTCCGTGTAGGACGCTTCTTCACAGTTGACCAAGGTACAGGTTCTGTTACTTTCAATGCTTCTCTAGTATTAACCAACATCGACGGTATTGGTTTCAAAAGTGGGGTTCGTGTTACTGAATTTTCTCCAGACGACAGCTTTACAGATGCAAAAGGAAATGCAGTCCCAACAGAAACTGCCACAGAAGGCTATATAAACAGACGCCTTGGATGGAATCGCAGCGGAACAAGTCTACCATCAGGAGAAATAATCGGAGGTGGTGCTGTTAGACTAGATGGTGGTAGCACACTAACTGGAAACTTAAATCTAGGTTCTAACAAGATTACAAACCTTGCAACTCCAACAAGCGGAACTGACGCAGTTAACAAAGATTATGTTGATGCAACCAACGAATTGAGTGAACTAGAGGATGTTGCTATTGCTACTCCGCTGGAAGGCCAAGTGCTTGCTTATGTAGCTGGTGCTACCAACAAGTGGGTCAACATTCCGTTTGATACCAGTTCTGCTACTACTGATGTAACATTTAGTTATGCAGCCAACGAATTGAGAGCTGCTATTGCATCCGAAGTAATAGTAGATGCTGATGTAAATCTAAATGCTGCTATACAGCAACGTAAACTGAGCATGACTGCTGCAACCACTAGAGCAAACGCTACTGCTATTACACAAGCAGACCTGGGGCTTGCCAGTTTTAACAGCAGTGTGTTTACATCAACCAACGGATGGGTAACTGTTGGAACCAGTGGTATTACAAATGCAATGCTATCTGGGTCAATTGCCAACAACAAACTTTCCAATAGTTCTATAACTTTTGGCGATGGTACTACAACCAGTGCAATATCCTTGGGAGGAAGTCTAACAGTTCAAGGCACAGCCAACGAAGTAGAAGTAGCTTACGCTGCTGGCGTATTCACTGTAGGATTGCCCAGCACTATTACAGCATCGCTGAACGGTAATGCATCAAGTGCTACTGTTGGAACTACAACAACAATTACAACAAAAAATACTGATGCTGCACCCAACTTTGTTACTTTTGTTGCCAGTCAGTCGGGTAACTTGTCAACATTTACAGACAGCGGTTTTACGTGGACACCTACTACCAATACACTTGGATTTACAGCTGGGTTAATTACTGGTTTGAACAAAATTACGTACAGTGGTGCAACTACGGTTAACGAAATTATATTACCCACAAACTTGGCAGATGCACTAACTATTAAAGACAATGCAGGCACGCCGGTTGATATCTTAGATATAACAACTACAACCGGCTCACCGTCGTTTAATGTTAAAACAAACATGACAATTACTGGCAATATTGTGCCAGGTGCAAACAGTCCAACTGACAGTGGTCAACAGTTGGGTGCAAGTGGAAACCGCTGGAACACTGTTTATGCAACCACATTTAACGGTACTGCTACAGAAGCACTGTATGCTGACTTAGCAGAAAACTATTTAGGAGACAGCAAGTATGAGCCAGGCACTGTGTTGATATTTGGCGGCAAGCAAGAAGTTACTGTAACCAATGCAAAAGGCGATCGAAGAGTAGCCGGTGTCGTTACAACTAATCCAGCACACTTGATGAACAGTGCTTTAGAAGGCGAACATGTTATAGGAATTGCACTGCAAGGTAGAGTACCTTGCAAAGTAATTGGACGTGTACAAAAAGGTGACTTGATTGTGACCAGTGCAATAGCTGGATACGGTATAGTTGACAATGATCCACGTGTTGGAACAATTATTGGTAAAGCAGTTGCTGAAAAACTAGACGACAGCAGAGGCATTGTTGAAGTAGTAGTAGGAAGAGTATAATGACAAAACAAACTATAAACATAGGTACCAGTGCAAACAAAGGCGATGGCGATCCGTTACGCACAGCCTTTACAAAAATAAATCAAAACTTTAATGAAGTTTATCTCGGACCTGTAATATATACACAAACCCAATTGGACAATCTAACTCCTCAATTTGGAATGTTAATTTACAACTCAACTACAGGCAAGTTTCAAGGATATGTAGCAGACACTGGCGATAGTACAGCAGGTTGGGTTGACTTACACTAAATATATAAAACGGAGATCAAAATGGCTATTCAAAATATCAATGTAGGTAATGCAGCAAATGACGGCACCGGCGACGATCTTCGCGAAGCATTTATCAAGATAAATCAAAACTTTCAACTTCTTGATGGTATTGCAGAACAAGTCGGAAGCAACCTAGGATCTTCCGGCGCAGAAGTTTATTCGACTACAACCAATAATACACTTTACTTTAGAAGACTTGTTGCAGGCACTAACATACAACTAACTCAGTTAGCCAATACAATTGTTGTTGATAATACTATGCCAGACAGTCGTTCTACTGTTGTTACAAACTCCGGTAGCATAATTACCGGGGCTGGCATAAACTACAACATTTTAGGTGCTGATGCCATCACAGTATCGGCAAATGAAAATACAAAAACCATTACAATCACCGGAAGTTTGTTACAAGATACTACACCAGAGCTCGGCGGAAACTTAGTAGGTAATAATAGAAATATCACTAGTATCAACGCATTGACTGCTACCACTGTTAATACAACCAATTTATTAACAACCACAATCGGCGGTGTTAATTATCAAAACAGACTTGGTAGATACATCAGCGGATTTGACCTCGGTGAACTAGAACAACCAATAGAAAGTATCTTGGATTGGGTAATATTACAAACAGGAATAGATTTTGGTACAATTGCAGCGCCAGCACCGGGAGATGTTGATTTTGGTAGCATTGTATAAGGAGATAACATGTTACCACAATGGACGGCACCAACCAATACAACTCTTGCAAGAATCCCAGAAAATGCAATAGTTTATCTACCTCTTCCGCTAGACCCAGCAGTAAGTGCAACTACTTCGGTTATTACTGGATCATTACCACCGGGATTGATTTTAGAAAATAATATAATTACAGGATCGCCATTTCCTGTAAATGAAATAACATTACGTACATTTGTTGTTAGAGCATCAAACGCTGCTGGAGTATTAGATCGAACTTTTTCTATATACATAGAAAATTACCCTACTTGGACCGAAAACAACAATTATAACTTTGGCACATTCGAAGAAAGAAATACCATTGATATACCGTTGCCCGTTTCAACTGTACAAAATCTAAGTACTTCTATTATAAGCGGTTCACTGCCTCCGGGATTGCGTTTGGATCAGAACAAAATTAGAGGCACCATTTTAGAAGTCAGCCGTGATACAACATTTACCTTTGTAGTTAGGGCAAACCTCGGTAGTGCTGTATTAGATAGAACATTTGTTATGACTGTGCAAGGACCGGATAATCCTCAATGGATCACTGCCGAAGGAAAATTGCCAGTAGGGTCCAACGAAGCACTTTTTATTCTTGACAACAGTTTAATAAATTATCAACTTTTAGCAAGCGATACCGATTTGCCAGCCGGCGATACGTTGGAATATTATATTGCTGATGGCGAGGGAGAATTGCCGCCTGGCATTAAATTGACCAAGGATGGTCGTATAACTGGAATTGTTGATCCTATATTAGCACTGGATGTAAGTGCTGGTTCTGGCGGGTACGATGTGGGTCAATATGGACTATTTCCTTTCGACTTTGGAACTGTTAGTGGCAGTGGATTAGATACATATTACTATGATACCAAAGTTTATGATTATAGCGTTCCTACTAGAGCCCCTAAAAAACTAAACAGAACATACGAATTTATAGTAACTGTATCCGATAACGTTTCATTTGCAAAAAGAAAGTTTTCTATATATGTAGTTAGCGACGACTTCCTAAGAGCTGACAATACTATAATGAAAGCAGCAGATGGAGTATTTACTTCTGACAACACTTATTCGAGAGTTCCGCTGTGGCTAACACCTTCGGATTTAGGAATCAAACGTGCAAACAATTACATTACAATATACTTAGACGTGTTAGATACATATACGTTAGAAGGCGATATACTTTTCTTTCAAGAGCCGGTCAATCCTGGAATTTATCGATTAAAATCCACAGGAGAAATTATTGAAAACGGCAGTTACGAAATCGGCGGTGTATTGCCTTACTTTCCTAAAACAAATTACCAAACAACCAGTGTACTAGATTTTGAAGTTATAAATCCTGAATCAGAGAGTAGATTCCCTCCAGGAGTAGCATTGGACTCTGAAACAGGAGAAGTAGCAGGAATTGTTCCTTATCAACCTGCTGTTACAAAAGATTATAGATTTACAATTAGAGCAGATAGGTTTGATATAGGCGAAGGATTTGTAAAAGTAT